AACGAAATCGCCCCTTCTATTACGTTCTTGGAATGTTACGCCTATGTTCATTTTAACTCCGATCGTTTGTTATGAGTAATCTGCATGATGTTTTATTTCCATCCAATGCAGTACCTTCGGGGGCCACCACAGATTGCCATACATCAGTCATGTTGATACATGAGTACAGGTTGCAAGCGGTGACGAGTCACTCTGAATTGATAGGCCACAGTAGAGATACATTACAGTATATATACACAGGTGAGACTGTGGACTGTTAATTCAGACAGCGGACTGCAACCGTTTGATACTCGTTTTTCAACAGGACTGATGTATGGTGTCCCCAATCTGTGGGGGGTGCGAACAGGATATATCACCCACTCTCATTCTACAGCAATTTTTCAAGACTCATTGAATCATGGTGTGCATACTGTGTAGTTTCGGATGTGTCTACAAAAAAATATTTGGACCCGAACTCTGGTACTTTCATGAGTTGGAACGATTCGACCCATTCCTGGGAAGATATTGCCATTGACGAGGTGAACGTATACGAATTTTTATTTATAAGTGATTATATGAGGGCTGAGGTTTGTATCAAGTTTGTTTTGGACGGGTTGGTTGATTATGCAGCTTCTTATTATATTAGGGAGGGTCATATGCCGAGTGATATTCATTTAATGGAAAGATATTTGAGAAAACAGTTGCATGATTAGGTCATTCTATTGTATCTCTTACTGTTATAAGGCAGTATGTTATATAGCAGTATTGCTTTACTACGGTAAAGCAATACACTGATGCGCATCAGTATGGAGAGGATTCCGAGAAAATTAAAGATAAACGGTTTCAAAGAGGTCATATACACTGTATATACGAAGGAGGAGGCTGATGAGCAGGGTATCACTTATAAGATCTGGCGTGATTGTGATGCTGGGGAGTTTGGCATTTCCGATGATGGTTATGTCGCAGACTGCATTGCCCGTAATGAATATAAGACTGGAACAGAGATGCAGTTCTCCTTCGGAAAGATGTGGGCTAACAGCAATAATAAGTTATTATACGAGCCAAGACGGGAATCAGGTAATTACTCTAACGTATCCAGTCGTGCATGGGAGCAGATCGAAGCAGGGAAGTCCAGAACTCAGCGAGCTGTGGAGGTCTATACCAGAATGCTTCTTAGTGGTTGCCCCATTAATTGGCGACAGATCGGAGAATTATACCGTTCCGACCAGAAGTATCCTCATCTTAGCGCAAGACGATTATTCAAACAGGAGGAAGTGAAAAGAATGGTTGATGAAAGAATTGATAAGGCATTGAAGGAAAGGGGGATAACGGAGGGAGAGGTACTTGATGTTATAGGGGACGCTATAAAGATAGCTAAGAAGAAGAAAGATCCTTCCAGTATGCTCAGGGGTGCTGAGACATATGTGAAAATGCTGGATATGTTTCCCAAGCGGTCTACACAGACCGATTCTGTCCAGATCGATGTGACGAATAAGATAATGGACCAGATAGAGCTTGAGGAAAAGCGTCTTATTGTTGAGCAGAAGAAAGAAGTATCTCCAAATGGACAATAATTATCAACAAGGCTCACAAGCGTGACCCGTTAGGCAAATCTATAGGTGGCTGCCAAGTCTGATAATAAGTCCATATTGAGGAAACTCAAGCATGACATGGTTCTTTTCGGTAAGATAACCATGCCTCAGATGTTCTCTGCTCCTTCTCCTCCGTTCCATTACACGATAGCTGATGATCTGCTTGATCATGATAAGAAACAGATAAATATCATTGCTCCCAGGGGTCATGCCAAGAGTTCCATCATTGGCGGTGTATTCCCATTGTATCATTTAATGTTCGACAAGGGTCAGAAGCTTGTTGTTCTTGTATCCCGTACTCAGGACCATGCGGTGAAGCTTTTAGGTACTTTGAAGGATTGTTTGGACTATTCTGCCAATTTCAGGCAGTTGTTCGGTTATTGGGGTCAGCATTCTGCCAAAAGCTGGGCAAAGTCAGAAATAGAGTTAAAGGATGGTTCTGTAATAATCTGCAAGGGAACTGGTCAGCAGTTGCGCGGTATCAAGGTAGGGAACCAAAGACCGACCTTAATAGTCGTAGATGATCCAGAGGACGAGAATAATACCAAGACCGCAGAGGCAATGGAGCATAATCTAAGGTGGCTGCTCCAGTCTGCTGTTCCTTCTGTCGATCCAAGAAGTGGGAGGATAGTTATTATTGGCACTCCTCAGCATGAAAGATGTCTTGTTGAGACATTGAAAAGTATGAAAGGTTGGCAGAACAGGGTATTCAAGCCAAGTTTAGAGGAAAATGTGTCATTATGGGAAGAATGGTGGCCTATAGAAAAATTAAAGCAGAAAAAGGAGGAATTGGAGTCAATTAACAGATTATCTGTATTTTATCGAGAATATATGTGTGAGATAACTGGTGACGAGGATCAGTTGTTCAAGAAGGAGGATATTCAGTATTATGATGGACAATTCAGATTAGATAGCGAAAATAACGCATTTCTTGATATTACGGAGATAGAAGGCAAGAAAGTGGATGAATCCGTTCCTATTAACATATTTACTGGTGTTGACCCAGCATCAAGTGTAAAACAGACAGCAGATTATTCTGTTATCTTCAATTTAGCAATAGATGATAAGGATAGGAAGTTTGCACTTCCCTATTATAGAAAGCACGCCAAACCGCTTACACTGGCTGAAGCCATTGTGGATAACTTCAGAAAGTACAGAAGTACCAAGACAAGGATAGAATCTGTCGGATATCAGGAGATGTTGAGGCAATATGTCCAAATGAGATGCGATGAGGAAGGATTATTCATTCCTGGGCTTAATATCAAGGAAAATCCCAGAACAAGCAAATCCTACAGGCTTGAGAGCCTTCAGCCAGCTTTTGCCAAGAAACAGGTCTATATCATGAAGAATATGGGTGATCTTGAGGATGAGATGCTTTTATTCCCGAGGGGAAAACATGATGACCTTCTTGATGGACTCTATTATGCATTCAAGGGTTCTTATACTCCATTCCATGAAGAAAAGGATGTTCCTGTCCTCGGAATGAATATTCGAAATAGTATTGAATGGCAAACAATTTAATTCTTTATTAATATAATAAACATTATTTAAACTTTGCTCCAGTATGGCTCATACAAAGAATAAACTTGTACAAGAGTCTGAAGAGTTACTTGATCAATATCACGCTGAAAGGTCTGGGTGGGCGACTCAGGCTCTTGAGGATGATGAATTTCGCAATAATGAACAGTGGAAATCATCTCATATAAAAACTCTTGAGAAACGCGCACAAAGTCCTATTGTTGATAATGTTGTTCATCCAGCAGTAGAACAGGCAAAAGCACTTCTTACAGCTAATAAACCAAGATTCCAATCTACTGGCAGGGATGACAGTGATACAAAGGTTGGAAGAATATTTTCTGATATAATGTCATATATATGGGACCTGTCTAATGGTAATGTGGAACTAAAGCAGGTCATTGATGATTACTATGTAAAAGGAATGGGGGTCATGCAAACCTATATCGACCCAATGCTTGATTTTGGTCGCGGTGAAGTGTGCATCCATAGCATTGACCCCCTTGATGTTTATATTGACCCTAACAGTAGGGATACATTCTGCCGTGATGCATCGAATATTCTTATTGCAAGATTATTTAGTGAGGAGCAGTTAGTGCAGCTATATCCACAGGCAGAGGATATGGTAGAGGAAATGACCACTTCAAGCAATGATAGGTATCCTGCGATATCCCGTCAGGGAAGTAATGATCAGATAATCGGGCCTAAAGTGGATGATCAGATAAAATACTATGAGATAATAGATAGATACAATAAGGTCAAGTTAGAATACTATCATATCATGGATACTATCATTGGTCAGGAATATATACTCAATGATAAGGATTTTGCAGAATATCAGAATGAGCCAGCAGTTGTAATGAAAACAGCACAGGGGACTCAGTTCATAACAGAACCGAAGAGTGTTGAAGAGTTAATGGGTATTTATAATTCTACTGGTGGTACATATCACTTTGTTCAAGACCCGCAGACAGGCCAGCCGACCATTATGCCTGGTCCAGAAGGTCAAGGAGCCATACCTGGAAGTGAGACTCAAATAGATATAATAACCAAAGGGATGCTGATAGAGGAAGGCGTTATAGTTTCTAATAAAGTGCTTGTTGACAGAGTAAGGAGGATATTCTCCGCAGGTGGGCTTTTACTTTATGATTATATCATGGATATAAGTGATTATCCTGTAGTGACATTCATGAATAGGCATAACCGTAATCCTTATCCAATGAGTGATGTGCGGTTCATTAAGCCAGTTCAGGAGTATATAAATAAGATAACATCGCTTATCATAGCACACGCCAGCTCTTCGACCAATACAAAGTTGTTGATACCAAGAGGTTCAATGAATCGAAAGCAATTGGAAGAGGAATGGGCGCGCGCTGGTACTGGGGTCATTGAATTTGACCCAGAGCTTGGTCAACCTGTTGTCGCTGGTCCAATACCCTTACCTAATGAACTCTATAAGAATAAAGAAGATGCTAAACAGAGTATCTATCATATCTTGGGCATTCATCCTTTACAGCATGGTGATCCAAAATCTGCTCCTTCCACATATAAGGGTACTGTTGCAATTGATGAATATGCTCAAAGAAGGATAAAATCCAAATTAGATGATATTGATGAAGCATTGAATCAGATAGGTAAGGTCATTGTTGAATTGATACAGCAGACATATACTGATGAAAAGGTCATTCGTATCATGAAGCCAGATGGTAGAATGTCAGAAGTGACCATGAATAAACCTTTATATGATGATCTTACAAATGAGATCATTGGAAGGGTAAATGATATAACTATAGGAAATTATGACCTTATAGTGGTAAGTGGCAGTACATTACCATCTAATAGATGGGCAAGATTTGATTATTATATGGAATTATATAAAGCTGGTATCATTGATGCACAAGAGGTTCTTGAACAGACAGAGGTTGCTGATACTGAGGGTGTTCTTGAGAGAACAGGCATCATTCAGCAGCAACAGCGCATGATAGAGGAATTAGAAGAGAAATTGAAGAATACCAAGGGGGATCTACAG